TATGACAGTAACCAACGGTGTTGATGTTGGTTTCGTTGATTGGGATTATTTGAACGTTGCGTTCCTAAGACCTTTCACAAGTCAAGTCCTGGCTAAGCAGGGTGACGCAGACGTTACGAATCTGTTATGCGAGTGGGGCATTCAAATGTCCAACGTTCAAGCTTTTGGTTGGATGTTCGATATTAATAAAACCTACGCATAGTAGCTAAGTAATGTTAAAAGCTACTTCACCTAGTAGCGTAATTTATGATCACAGGGGAGATGTGATGAGTGAATATCATGTTTCCCCTAGTGATAATATTATTACGTTTAACCGCAAGCAAGACGTGTCAAAACTCTTAAAGTATTGTCACGCAAAGCGCAATCACGTTCCAATAGATCGGAAAAGTTGCGTCAGATCTATAGCAGAGATCCCGAACATAATATACTACCGTGCAGTCAGGGAAGGTTGGGCAAACGACTCAGATGCGTGGAAAAAGTGGTATCGAGATCCTGATAACAAATATTTTCTAACCTCATAAATAACATGAAAGGAAAATCATGAAACAAGCCTTAAAAGATTACATTGAAATTCAGATAGACAAAGTACTTGACCTTGGGGACGAAGGGAAACCTGACGTACAAGCTTTCAACAAGATTCGGAAAAATTTTGGTGGAGGAGCAGGAGATTTTATCCTTATGGGAATGATCTGTAACCGTGCAATTGAACGCAGTAAAAAAGGTAACGGGAAAAAATAGTGGCTATAACGTCTTACAGCACCCTGATCAGTGCAGCAAAGACGTACCTGAATCGATCTGATATTTCTGATGCGCAAATTAAAGAATTTATATCTCTTGCTGAAGCGTCTTTTAACCGGGTACTAAGAACTCGGAATCAAATCAAGCGGAGCACCTCAGACGTTTCGACTCAGTTCGTCACTATGCCCACTGATCTACTGGAATTATATAATATCCAGCTAAACAGTGATCCTATAGTTAGGCTCGAGCAGGTTTCTTTGTCTGCCTTAGACACCCTGAAGTCACAGTCTACAACTACAGGCAAACCAAGATATTTTGCTATCACTGGCTCGGACCTCGAGTTTTATCCTGCCCCCGATACAACCTATGAGATAGAGGTAATTTATTACTCTACTATCGCTCCTTTGTCAGATTCCAATACTTCTAATTTTTTATTAACGAATCAGGTGGACTGTTATTTATTTGGTACGCTAGTTCAAGCAGAACCCTTCCTTATGAATGATGAGAGAATTGGAGTTTGGGGGTCATTCTTAGGCAAAGCAATTGAGGAGCTTAGAATCTCAGACGAAAGATCACAAACAGAAAGTGGAACTATTGTAATGAGAGCAAAAAGGAACCTTGATTACGGAGGTTGGAAATGAGTATAACAACCCAAACTTATTCAGAACAAACTTCGCCAACAACTACATTTTCTGGTCAGTCAGCAACCACGTTAACTTTTGCAGATCAAACTAGTCCAACAGTAACCTTCACAGAAAAGTCACCAACACAGGAAGCAACATTTTTCGGAGCAGGGAGTTATGACACTAAATTTTACCAAATCCGAGACTTAATAATAGGGAGAATATAATGCCTAATACTTTCACAACAAATTTCAACTTAACGAAGCCAGAAGTTGGTGGTGCAAATGATACCTGGGGAACTCTGATTAATACAGATATAACCGATATCGATACTCAACTATATAGGAAAGCAGATAAGCTCGATCAAAAGGGAGTGACGCACACTTTGACATTCACTTCAGGATCTACAAACGTAACAACGAATATCACAAGGGGATTTGCAAGCTTTGCTGTAGCGGACAAAATTGTTATAGAGCACTCTGGAAACGCAGCCAACAAAGGTACTTTTTATATAGAGGGTATAACTAGTGACATCACCTTAGATCTTAAGCTTGAAAATGGAAGTTCTGAACCTTCTTTTGCAACTGAAGATGTATCCTCTACAGTTGCAATTGTGACAGATATACACACCCTAACGCTAGGTGGTTCCACTTCGGCATCTGGATTAACTGTCTCAGGGATAACCACTCTTCAACCTGCAGGTTCGTCTTATCCAATTACTATAGGACATGGTGGTGATACAGGGTTAGTTCCGAGCAATACTGCACTAGGTAATCTCGCACTTACTGCAGCAACTGGTGCTGGCGTAGCTAATACTGCAATTGGTCAGGGGGCTTTAGAAGATGTCACAACTGGTCATTCAAACACTGCAGTTGGATCGGCTGGTAATTACATTACTACTGGTGATGCTAACGTAGCAATTGGTAGGTTTGCATTATCAGGAGAAAGTGGTCTTGACGCAACTAGTAATGTTGCAATTGGTTATTCGGCATTAACTGTATGCACCGGAAACCTAAATACTGCAATAGGACGACACGCAGCCACGGGCATCACAAGTGGTGACAATAATATGTGTTTAGGGAATGAGTCCGGTACAGGTGATTCACCTTCAGGTAACCTTACTACCGGTGATAGCACAATTTGTCTTGGTAATAATAGTATTAATGCAATCTACTGTGCCGACACTTCTATTTCCAGTTCTGACGGTAGGGATAAAACTGACGTGGAAGATTTTACTGCTGGTTTAGATTGGATTGAAGCTATGAGACCTGTAACTTACCACTGGGATAAACGATCATGGTATACAGAATATGATGAAGAAACTGGTGAGATTATTTCTGAAAGTACACCTGACGGTACGCATAAAAAGGATAAAAAGAATATTGGCTTTATTGCACAGGAAGTCTTAGCAATTGAAAAAGCAAATGGTTTTTCAGGTGACACAAACGATATGCTGACTGTCAACCTGAATGAGGACGAAACTGCATATGGAATGAAGTATGAGCGGCTTATCCCGGTACTTGCTAATGCAATCAAGGAACTTTCTGCAAAAGTAAAAGCATTAGAAGCAGCATAGCAGAGTAATTATTAAATAAAATAATTTTACAACTGAAACTTAATGGCAGACACAACAACCACTAATTTAAGTTTAACTAAACCCGAGTCAGGCGGAAGTTCGGGGACTTGGGGTACTAAGTTAAATGCAAATTTAGATATCTTAGATACTGTAATAGTTCCAAAAACAGGTGGAGAATTTACTGGTGCAGTCATAATCCCTAGTCCAGTTTTAAACACTGGTGTAAGTGGAACTGCTATTCTTGATGTGGATAATATGTCTACTGCATCATCAACAACTCTAGCCACATCTGAATCTATTAAAGCATATGTTGATGCACAAATTGCAACAGAAGACACTCTTGCAGAATTAAATGATACGACTCTTAGTTCACCCGTTGACGGACATTTTTTAGTACATACTGGTTCTGCGTGGGTAAACGAATCGGGTGCAACTGCAAGAACAAGTTTGGGTGTTACAATAGGAACTAATGTTCAAGCATATGATGCAGATCTTGCTGCAATTGCAGGACTCACATCGGCTGCAGATAAAGGTATTCAATTTACAGGAAGTGGTACTGCTGCAACTTATGATTTAACTACTGCTGGAAAAGCACTTCTTGATGATGCATCTGCATCTGCACAAAGAACAACTCTTGGGTTAGGAACAATTGCAACAGTTGCTGCTCCTTCTGGAACAGTTGTTGGAACTTCTGATTCTCAAACACTTACATCTAAATCTATCGTAGCTACGCAACTTACAGGAACAATAGCAGATGCTAGAATGCCTGATTTAACTGGAGAAGTTACTACATCAGCAGGTGCAGTAGCAACCACTATAACAGATCATATTGTTGATGAAGCTAATTTAAAAATATCAAATGCTGGAAGTAATGGACAGTTTTTAAGTAAACAATCAGGTGATACAGGTGGTTTAACTTGGGCTACACCTAGTATCGATGCATCGGGTGCTGAGTTAATTCTTGATGCTGATGGTGACACAACCCTTCATGCTTCTACAGATGATCAGATTGATGTAAAAATAGGTGGAACTGACATAGGTTATTTCAATGTAAATGGACAGAAGTTAGTATTTGATGGCCCGACAG